GGGCAGATCACCAGCGCGTCCAACACCACGGTGTCTGTTAACTTGGCCACACAGGTCACGGGTAACTTACCTGTTACCAACCTTAACAGCGGTACGAGCGCATCGGCTTCTACCTTCTGGCGCGGGGATGGCACATGGGCTGCGGGTGTTTCTGGCCCTACGGGTCCGACGGGCCCCACTGGTCCAACGGGTTCTCCGGGTCCAACCGGCAGCCCTGGGCCCACTGGTAGTCCTGGACCAACAGGAAGTCCTGGTCCGACGGGCCCAACAGGTCCGACCGGCCCTACTGGTTCTACTATTCGTACAGTAACCGAGTTCATTGCTACCGCAGGACAAACAACATTTGCTGCCTCGTACACAGTCGGGTATTTGGATGTGTACCGCAACGGCGTGAAGTTGGCGGCGGCGGATGTAACGGCAACAAACGGATCTACTTTCACAATTGCAGCTTGTACTTCTGGTGACGTTGTGCAGTCTGTTTCTTATCAGGCCCTCGGCCTAGTTAACACTGTGACCCCCGGCAAGAGCATTGCGCTGGCAATGATCTTTGGCTATTAAAGCGAGACACACATGGCAAACCCAAATATTGTCAACGTATCGGCCATTTACGGCACAACGACATACTTCACGCCTAGCGGCACAACTGCTGTTGTATTGCTGCCAAACGCCGCGTCTTCAGGCAAGGTGTTCAAGATCAACCAGATCGTGGCAGCCAACGTCACGGGAACCGCTTGCAACGCAACAGTTGCCATCTACACCAACGGCGCGGTAGCTCAAGGATCAGCCCCGGCGGGCGGAACGTCGTACCCGGTCATGTACCAAGTTTCCGTTCCTGGCAATGCGTCGATGGTTTGCGTGGACAAGTCAACGGCCATCTATCTGATGGAGGGGACTTCCATAACCGTTACGTCGGCAGTGGGTTCTTCATTGACGTTTAGCATCTCCTACGAGGACATTTCCTGATGACGGCATATCTTGGTCGAGTGGTACGCGCCGTTCTTCCAACGGTGTCTGCTTCAAGTGCTGGCGGGTTCTGGAACCCCGTCATGGCGCAGTACTACCAGCAGGCGGGAACTTGGCCTAGCGGTACAGGCGCGGATCCGTATTTCCCGTACAACACATTTCTCTTAAACGGTAACGGAACCAACGGCGCCCAGAACAACACGTTCCTGGACAGCAGCACCAACAACTTCACCGTTACCCGCAACGGCAACACAACACAGGGATCGTTCAGTCCATACGTTGGCCCGGGTAACTGGAGCGATTTTTACGCGGCCACGTCATCTGGCTGGCAGACACCGGCTAGCAGTGCAACCTCAATTATTGGAAGCGCGTTTAATTCGACGGCCACATTCACAGTTGAAGCCTGGATCTATCCTCTAGCACGTCATAGTGGCGGGGGCGCGGTGCTTGGTTATGTATTTGGTCAGATGGCGGTCGCGGGTGCAAACGTTGACTGGTCTTTTGGTCCTGATAGCAACGGCAATCTGGTTTTGTTTTGGTACGCAGGGGGCAACCAAATTTCCAAGGGGACTTCTGTAATCCCCCTCAATACATGGACACACATTGCGCTGAGTGTGAACAATGGCACGATCAGGATGTTCGTCAACGGGGTGCAAGAGACACTGACGGGGCTTACTAGCACAACCGCGTCAGCTACAACTGTTAACTATTGTTCTTCTGGCGGGTATTTGTACGCGGGCTCTACGTGGCAGGGCTTCAATGGTTACATTAGTAACCTGCGCGTGATCGGAAAACGTGCGGTGTACACCACAACATTTACGCCCTCAACAACCCCGCTAGTTGCTACAACGGATACAACCCTGCTGACTTGCCAGCAGAATGGTTTTGCGGATATGAGCGCAGCGAACTGGGCGCTTACCATCACGGGTGGCGTTCAGGTATCCAAGTTCTCCCCGTTCACGTTCTATCAAACTACGCCTGCGAGTTACAGCGGGTACTTTGATGGTAACGGGGATTATTTAAGCGCCCCTACAACTTCTGTTCAACTAGGGTCGCAGGAATTTACGTTTGAGACCTGGGTTTATTTTTCAGATGTTTCAACGGACCGAACCCTGTTATATTGGAACGCCAACGCATCCGGCTATTCCGCGCTACACGTCCGCGCCTCTGCAGCAAAATGGGTTCTTTGGATGTCCCAAAACGGATCCTCTTGGGCTATTCAGCAAAGCGCTTTAGGTAGTACGATTGTTGCGGGTCAGTGGTATCACGTTGCGGTGGTGCGCGCAGGCAACAAAGTTCGCATGTTTGTTAACGGAACAGACATTACATCGGGCGGATACACATTATCGGGCTCGTTGATGACTACATACACACTGAATCAGATTGGTGTGTACAACAGCGCATCTTATTACATGCTGGGGAGCCTGTCCAACTTCCGTATTGTGTCGGGCACGGCGGTCTACACCGCCAACTTTACGCCGTCAACATCCGCACTGACGACAACCACAACGGTGCCAAGCAACCAAAGCAACAGCGTGTCGTTTGACGGTAACGGGGACTATTTGACCGTTCCGTCAAATGCGGCATTTACTTTTGGCACCGGCGACTTTACAGTAGAGTGTTGGATTTATTTGAATGCGGCCACTAACGCGGCAGCAATTGCTGGTACTTGGGCGACAACTAATGCTGCCTCTGGCTGGTTACTTTCACAAGGGTTCACCAGTACATCAGCCCTGCGCTTTGGTATGTCTGACGGAACAAACACAGCCTTTGTTGAAACGGGGTCTGGTGTTTTGTCTACTGGCCAATGGATTCACGTTGCCGCATCCCGCGCTTCTAGTACGCTAAAACTTTTTGTTAACGGCGTACAGCAATATACTGGCACATTAAGTACCAACGCGTCAGTCACTGCTCCTTTGATTGTTGCCGCGATTAACGGCGGCACTTTCGCATCAAACTTATTTGTTTCAAACCTGCGAGTGGTCAAAGGCCAGGCGCTTTACACGTCGGCATTCACGCCATCGACCTCACCGCTGACTACAACCAGCCAGGGCGCAACGGCAGCCAACGTTTCGCTGCTGACCTGCCAAGACCGTTTGTTGGAAGACAATAGCCTCAACTTGCTTGCCATCACGGCAGCTGGTGACGCGCGTCCGTCGTCGGCTAACCCGTTCGTTACAACCAACGGCATCGGTGGTACGTCATACAGCGGATTCTTTAGCGGCAGTCAATACCTTACAAGCCCAGCTAACGCCGCGTTTGCTTGGGGCACGGGTGATTTTACCGTGGAATTGTGGTTTTGCGCTAACGCGGCGTTCTCATCAGCTAGAACAAACCTAGTAGGAACAATGGGTTCTGGTGGTGGATTGTTCGCGCCGACCAACACCAACATGAACTGGAACTCGTTTGGCGTTGGTGACATCATGACTGCGGCGTTTGTTCCTGTCATTGGTCAATGGTATCACTTAGCGTATTCCCGTTCAGGAACAGCGGGCAAACTATTTGTTAACGGGGTTGTGCTGGCTTCCGGAACAGACACAACAAACTACACCAACACGACGTTTTATATCGGCAACAGCACCGTAAACCCTTTGAACGGGTATGTGTCTAACGTACGTGTTGTAAAAGGAACGGCAGTCTACACAGCCGCCTTCTCCCCTTCCACAACTCCACTTACAGCAATCACCAATACGTCATTGCTGACCTGTCAAAACACAACGTTCATTGACAACAGCCCCAACGCGTTTACGATCACCAATACTGGCAGCGTAGTAACAACCCCCTTCAACCCGTTCAGCGGCGCGACGACATTGCTCACCTGTCAGTCAACCACGTTCGCGGACAACAGCGCAATCCCCGTAACCATCACGGCGAACGGCAACGCAACGCCCGAGCGAGCAAACCCGTTCACCGACACGGTAACGGGACCCACATCCTACGCGGCAGCAACATACGGCGGGTCTGCGTACTTTGATGGTACGGGGGACTATTTGACGTTACCCGCCCCTGCGGCTCTTGGCTTTGGGACGGGCAACTTTACGTGGGAAGCCTGGATATATCCGTCACAAACATCGGCATATCAGTCAATTTATGACACCAGCGCCGCTGGAGACACAAGCGCAACGGGGCGTTTCTTGGTGGATATTAACGCGGGTGGCGTGTTGCGGTTGATGACTGCAGCCGGCACGACAACGCTATTGACTTCTGCCTCTGGGGCGATTGTTGCAAACCAATGGCAGCACATTGCTATTGCTCGATCTGGAACCACGGGATATATGTTCATCAACGGCGCGTTGGTGAATACTGCCACCGTTTCGACTAATTTTTTGGCGGTCACCGCGTCAGGCACAAACCGTCCAATAATTGGGGCGGGTGGGTACGCTCCCCCCGGTGCACCGTATAGTGGGTACATATCCAACATGCGTGTTATTAACGGCACCGCCGTCTACACCACCCCATTTGTGCCGCCCGCCGCCCCCGTAACCGCAGTCACCAACACCCAATTGCTGCTCAACGGAACCAACGCGGGCATCTTTGACAGCACGACCATTAACGAGCTGGAGACGGTTGGCGCAGCTCAGATCAGTACCAGCGTTGTCAAATACGGCACCGGGTCTATGTCGTTCAGCGGCGGCACCAGCTACTTGATAACACCCGTAATTCCCCCTACGGTGTTTTTTGCACCAAACGCATGGACCATTGAGGGCTGGTTTTATTTCAACTCTCTGACCGGAACATCGGGCTTGATGGGTTATCCAGACTTGCTTGAGGTCACCGCCACGGCTACCGCACTGCTTGCTACGTACCGCAACACACCAGCAACCGCCAAGTGGTCATCCATTACAGCAGCAATTTCATTGGGCACTGCGGTATGGAAGCACATTGCTGTTGTACTCAACAACGGCACCATGACTCTTTACGTGGATGGTGTGTCCGTTGGAACTCCGGCAACGGCAGTCGGCACACCGGCTTGGGGTGGTTCGGGCCTTCAAAGATTCATTCTTGGTGCCGATGATCAGTATCCGTTCTCGGGCACCCCAGATGTTTTTCTAAACGGATACATTGATGATTTCCGTTTTACCAATGGCTATGCCCGGTATACCGCCAACTTCACCCCGCCAACAGCGGCGTTGCCCACTTTCTGAGGTAGACCATGCTAGTAGCTGAAGTTATTGACGGAGTTGTGACCAAGGTGGCCGATTGCCGGGAGCTGTGCGAGTGGTATCCCCCAACGGACGAGCAGCTGAGTGACCGCAATTTGGTTCGCGTAAACCTATTCCGAGAGTATGATAGCGAGACGCAACGCCTTGTGCCCTGCGATCCCGTGCTGGAGGGTGACTGGGTGTACACGGTGGCGGTGGAGGACATTGAATGACAAACGCAGCAAACCTGGCCAACGTGGCCGCCATCACTAACGCGACGGCTACTGACCTTACTGTTTCAGGCAACCTCACGGTTACGGGCACAACCACGCTACCTGGCGGCACAGCCAACGGAGTAGCGTACCTCAACGGCTCCAAGGTAGTCACCACTGGTTCTGCGCTGACGTTTGATGGGACGAATCTTGGTATTGGGACGAGTTCTCCTGGGTATAAGTTGAATGTAAGTGGAAATGGATACTTGTTTGCCATAAATGGTGGCGGGACAAGTCGTGTCGCTCAGACATTTGGCAATACAGGTGGTGTATTTGATCTTGGGATTGAAGGGAGTGCCGGTGGCACACTGTTTACTGGTGCGTCTGCGTATGCCGCAGCTCTTGGCTCCAGTAACGCCACTCCTCTGCAACTTGCAACCAACGGAACCGTCCGGGCCACCCTCGACACCTCCGGCAACCTCGGATTGGGGGTTACGCCGAGTGCTTGGAGCCAAGGAAAAGCGTTTGAAATTTCCGCTGTCGGTGAAGGTTTGTGGGGTAACGGCCTTGGCGATATTTGGATGCTTAACGGCGCATACTACAACAGTGGTTTTAAGTATTCTGGCTCAACCAAGGCAACAGCATATCGTCAGGGTGCAGGTACAACTGATGGGTCTCATTCTTGGCATGTTGCTGGTTCAGGAACAGCAGGTAACGCCATAACGTTCACCCAAGCAATGACGCTGGATACGAGTGGGCGTCTTGGATTGGCTGTTACTTCACCCAGTGCTAGATTCCATCTTGATGGTGACATTTGGATGGATGCTTCAGGCGCAACCCGATTAAAGATAACGCACACTGGTGGTGGCGAGGCTCAGATTGATGCTTCAACAGCAGCACTCAGGTTTGCTACTGGCGGCTCAGAACGCGCCCGTATCGACTCCAGCGGTAACTTGCTGGTGGGGACTACGACATCTGGAAGCAGAAGGCTTTATGTTGCTGGCAGTAATGCAGGATATATAACTTCAACAGAAAATACAAATGCCAGTCCCTTTGGCTTGCAAATTTATTACAGTGCAGCAGCACCAAACGGAACAAGTAATCAATTTATTGAATGTGTTGATTCAAGCGCCACTAGGTTTAGAGTTTATTCAAACGGCGGCATTGCCAACTACAGCGGCAACAACGTCAACCTGTCTGACCGCCGTGAGAAGACCAACTTTGCACCGGCAGGTGATTATCTTTCCAAGATTTGCTCTATTCCTGTTCAGACCTTCAACTATATTGATCAAAACCTTGAAGAAGACGCCGGACTTACGCTGGGTGTTGTAGCGCAGGATGTTCAAGCAGTTGCGCCTGAATTGGTTAAAGAAAGCAATTGGGGTACTGAAGATGAACCCAAGATGCGTCTGTCTATCTACCAGACAGATTTGCAGTATGCGCTGATGAAGTGCATTCAAGAGCAACAAGCCATCATTGAACAACTCAAGGCTGACGTAGCCGCACTGAAAGGAAACTGAAATGACCGTAACCTGGACAATCACTAATCTCGACCGCCGTACCTCTGACGGTTTCGTTACCGCTGCTCACTGGACTGCCACGGCAGTGGATGGAGAGGTTTCTGCCTCTATCTATTCCACCGTTGGTTGGACAGAAGGGACTCCTACGGTTCCTTATGCTTCCCTGACTCAAGAGGCTGTCCTAGCCTGGGTGTGGGCCTCTGGCGTGGACAAAGCAGCCACTGAAGCTGCCTTGGCTGCAAAGATCGCTGCTGAGAAGAATCCCACCGCAGCTACTGGACTTCCTTGGTAATTTGTGGTATGCTCTTGGTTTTAACCAGGAGTTTACTATGAATATTACCCTAAGTCTCGATCTTAATGAAGTTCAAGGTATTTTGAAGGTTCTCGGAGATCTTCCCACCAGCTCAGGTGCTTATCCTCTGGCAATGAAGATCAAAGAACAAGCAGAAGCTCAAATACCTAAAGAAGAACCCAAAGAGGAATAAATGGACGAAGTTAGCCACAAAGAGATCTACGATAGGCTTGTTCAAGTAGAACAGAAGGTAGACACCATTGATGCAAATACCAGGAACATGGTAGGTGCATTTAATGCTGCCTCCGGTGCTTTTACGGTGCTTGAGTGGCTGGCTAAGGCTGTTAAACCTATCCTGATCGTTGGAGCCTTCTTTGGGGCTATCTACGCAGCAGTTTCCCACAAAATATCCCCTTAAGGAAGAATCATGGCTACTAAGATGACTAAAGGCGAGAAGAAGGTTGGTAAGGTTATGCGCGAGTACAAGGAAGGTACTCTGCATAGCGGTAAGGGTGGTCCTGTGGTTAAGAACCGTAGGCAAGCCATTGCAATCGCAATGAGTGAGGCTAATATGCCCATGCGTGGTCAACGCACCGCTAAGAATAAGAGTAAAAAAGCTTAAAATGGGACGCTTAATATCAGTAGGTAAAAACTTAGTAGCAGCCACTGAAACAGTTATTTATACTGTTCCAGAAGGTTATTATGCTATTTGGAATTTGATGTATGCACATAATGCTACAGGTACAAATAAGTTTCTTACAGTGGATTGGTACGATACAAGTACAAACACTCATATAAATGTTTTAGACGAATACAACTTTACAGCTAAAACTTACTTTCAGTTTTCAGGTAATGGATCGGGCTTTGTTATGGAAACTGGAGATCAAGTTCACATGACCTCTGAAACTGGCTCATCTTTTGGTATTATTTGTACCTTTGAGTTGTTCAAGAAAGAAGGAATCTAAATGTCTACCTACCTTGATATGGTCAATAATGTATTGACTAGACTCCGTGAGCCTACGGTGTCTTCTGTGCAGGATAACTCTTATTCCAAGTTGATTGGTGTCTATGTCAATGATGCCAAGCGAGAGGTTGAAGATGCCTATGATTGGAACTCATTGACCACTACGCTTACGGCTAACACCACTGACAGTCTATTTAACTATATTTTGACTGGTTCTGGTACACGCTTTCGCGTGATTGACGTTCTTAATGATACCAACGATACGCAGATGAATTATGCTGCTACCGTGTGGATGGATAAACAGTTCTTGTTGGTTCAAAGCGGTAAAGGTGCTCCTGCTTATTATAACTTCAACGGTGTTGACTCTAATGGAGACACCCAGGTTGATGTCTATCCCATCCCTGACGGAGCGTATACCCTGCGGTTTAACTTGATTGTTCCTCAAGTGGAGCTATCTGGTGATAATGATCGTATCTTGATTCCTCCTCACTTGGTGAACCTGCTTGCTTATGCGAAGGCTATCGCTGAGCGTGGTGAGGACTCCGGTATTCTGTCTTCTGAGGCTTACCAACTGTATCGCCTGTCCTTGGCTGATGCTGTGGCTATCGAGCGTAACCGTTACCTTGAAGAAGTGGTCTGGGTGAATCCGTAATGTCTGAACAACTACTTACCTCCAGTATTGCTGCCCCAGGATTCATGGGGGTAAACACTCAGGATGCTTCTGTGGCCCTGGAGTCAGGCTATGCCACCGTTGCTTCTAACTGTGTGATTGATAAGTTTGGACGTATTGGAGCACGTAAGGGCTGGCTTCCTAAGCACTCCTCTAATGGGGACTTGAGCACTGCTAACGTTAAAGCAATCGGTGAATTGATTGCTAATGATGGTTCATCATACATTGTTGCTGCCGGTAACAATAAACTGTTTAAGTTGGTGGGAACCACGCTTACAAGACTCACCTATGGCGGTGGTGGAACTGCTCCTACGATTAGTAATGATCGTTGGCAGATGGCTCCTCTGAATGGAGTGATGTATCTGTACCAAGAAGGACATGATCCTCTAGTCTTCGATCCTGCAGTGTCTGCAACCACGTTTAAGCGTGTTTCTGAGAAGACTGGATACCTAGGTACGGTACAGAGTGCAAACTGCGTTATAAGCGCGTATGGACGCACCTGGAGTGCTTCTACGCTCACAGATAAGAACACCATTCAGTTCTCTGATCTTCTATCTGGTCATGTGCTCAATACGGGCTCTTCCGGTACGCTTAACGTAGCTCAGGTGTGGCCTGCTGGCTCTGATGAGATCCAAGGCTTGGCTGCTCATAACAATTATTTGTATATCTTTGGTCGTAGACAGATCTTGATCTATCAGGGTGCTAATGACCCCACTAATATGTCTTTGGCTGATACTGTTAGCGGTATTGGCTGCTGTGCTCGGGATTCTATCAAGGTTACTGGTGGTGATATTATCTTCTTGAGTGATTCTGGTGTTAGGTCAATGCAGCGAGTGGTTCAAGATCGTTCTGCTCCTTTGCGTGATTTGAGTGCTAATGTCCGTGATGATCTGGTACAGGCGGTGTCTAGCGAAGTGTTGGCTGACATCAAGGCAGTGTATTCTGATAACAATGCTTTCTACCTGCTGGTTCTTCCTGTCACTGGTATTACCTACTGCTTTGACATGAGAACTACCTTGCAGAATGGTGCTGCTAGGGCAACTACCTGGACTCTGCTGCCTACGGCAATGTTCTCTACTCGGTCTAAAGACGTGTACATGGGCTTTGCTGGTTACGTTGGTTATTACACTGGTCATTTGGATAATGCATCAACCTATCGCATGGGTTATTACACTAACTACTTTGATCTAGGTTCTCCTACGGCTATCAAGGTGTTGAAGAAGATCAGTTTCACCATGATTGGCGGTAAAGGTGCTGATGTTATTCTTAAATACGGATTTGACTACAGCAGTAACTACAGCTCTCAGTTCCTTCAGTTGAGTGGTATCACCGTGGCTGAATACGGTATCGCTGAATACAATATCGGTGAGTATACCGCTGGTGTTATCTTTGATAACCAGAAGGTTCAGGTCGGAGGAGCAGGTAACATCATTCAATTGGGTATTGAAACAGTCATCAATAACTTTGAGCTTTCTATTCAAAAACTAGACGTATTCTGTAAAGCAGGAAGGACTCGATAATGAGTAACTATGTAAAAAGTACAAACTTTGCTACCAAAGATAGCTTAGCATCGGGAAACCCTGCAAAGATTGTCAAGGGAACAGAGATTAACACTGAGTTTGATAATATTGCTTCTGCTATTTCCTCCAAAGCTGACGCTGCTAACGTGGCTTTGACTGGTAATGCAACAGCGGTTAATTTAACGGTATCTGGCACATTTGATGCTACCGTCAACGGAGGGACTTACTAATGGCACTCACACCAGAAGAACAAAAGGCAGTCAGCGGCCTGCTTAGTGGGGGCGTTGGTGCTCTCGGTACGCTAGGCGCTGCTCAGTATGCCGCTAACCAGCAGAATCAACTGGCTAACAACCTCCTGGCTACAGGTCAGCAGGCTGCTCAAGCTGCTCAGTTCCGTCCTGTTGGTGTCACCTCCCGGTTTGGCACCAGTGGCTTCACCTACGATGACCAAGGTAGGCTCACTGGTGCAGGTTATCAGGCAGCTCCTGACATTGCTGCAATGCGTGAGCGTTTGCTCGGTCAGGCAGGTACTAACCTAGAGCAAGCCACTCAAGCTGCTGGTCAGATCGCTCCTGTGGGCGCTGCTGCTCAGAGTTTGTTTAATCTTGGTCAGGGATACCTTGCAGAGTCTCCGCAAGCGGCTGCTCAGCGAGTGATGCAACAGCAGCAGTCTTTGCTGCAACCCGGGCGTGAGCAACAGCTGGCTCAGTTGACCAATCAACAGTTCCAGCAGGGTCGCCTTGGTCTGGGTGTTGGTGGAACCTCTGGTGCTGGCGGTAGCGTGGCTATGGGCGCTTCTAACCCGCAGCTCCAGGCTTACTACAATGCCTTGGCTCAGCAGGATGCAGCACTGGCTGCTAATGCTATGCAACAAGGTCAACAACAGACTAGCTTCGGTGCTGGCTTGTTCAACACTGGTGCTGGCCTGCTTGGTCAGGTTCCTCAGTATCAGGTTGCTGCTTTGGCTCCGTATACTCAGTACATGGCTGGTGCTGCCGGTGCAGAGGCTCTGGGACAGAATCCGATGGATCTTTCCACTGCACTCGGAGCACAGCAATCAACGTCCGGAGCCCGAGCAGGTCAGCTGCTGTCAAACGCTGCTTCTAATGCCTACT